AGCGTCTAACGGATTAGACGTTGGCTGACTTGTACGACTTGACCGCTGAAGCCTGTGACAGCCCAGTGGCGCCGCGCACCTGAACCTTGTAGGAGATGAGGCCGAGGTTCCACGCGAACTCGCGGGAAACTTCAACCTGCACGCCGCCTACGAGGACGGTGTAAATCTGTCCGAGGTCACCAAACAGGATTGCGCCTGCGGTGTCATCGGTCAGGTCAATAAGTGCTGCACTGTAGATCGGCGCTCCGAGGAGTCGATCTGGAGTGTTCGCATCGCCTGGTCGGAAGATTGGCTGTCCAGCCGTATCTACGAGACCAGTCACAACGCCGAGCGTCGTGTCGTTCATCAACCAGCCGGCCTTTGGTGCGCGTCGGTACGCCTGGTTCACAGACGCCTTCAGCTTCGCAAGGTCGGTGAAGGTTGGGTTGATTGACACCGTGCCGGAGCCAGTTGCGCCAATCGAAGCCTGAGCCGCGACTGCCGTACCAGCGAATGCACCGTGAGCAACTGCGACTTCGGCGCCGCACTTGTCGGCGATCATCGCGGATAGGTCGAACGCCGCATCCGTTGCGAGTTCTTCCGTCACCTGAATGATCGTCGCGTACTTGACTGGTGTGAGGGACAGCGCGCTGAGCGTTCCGTCCGACTCGCCGATCGTGCCAGCCTCAGCAACCGATCCAGCGGTTCCAAGAGCCGTGACTCGTGGGAACTGGATGTTGTTGCCGGTGCTTGCACGGACCACAGTCACGATTGCTGGGTCAATGAATGGGTTGAACTGTGCCGCAACTACGTTCACGCGGTCAGCAATGGTGACTGGGTTGCCCAGGCCAGTGCTGCGTGAGACATCGCGGTACTCGAACATCTGCACGCCGCCATTGCGGGCGAGTGCGCGGAGTTCGTCGTTTGAACCTTCGGACTTCTCGACCTTAGGAGCGATTGCCGTGGCGTACTCAGCGCGAACTGCATCAGCAGCGCTTCGTGCTTCACTGGCTTCCTTCTCTGAACGGATCGCGGCCGCAACCGTTGCAGCCTCCGAAGTAAGTTTCTCAAAGCGAGCCTGTGACTCGCCCTCAAGCGCTTCGCCCTTCTCAGCGAGGTCGGTCACGATGGACTGAGCCTCGGTCAGAAGGTTGGCACGCTTCTCGTGCAACTTTCGTGCGTCTGACATTTCTGTCTCCTTGTCTTGATTGGTTTCCACAATGTTGCGGCTCGCCTAGCGGGATGACCTGATCGCGGGCTTGCGTACTAGCGCAGCGGGGCGGGGTCTCGTGGCTTCTAGAGCGTTTCTGATTCCATCTCGGCGAGCAGCAGCTTGGCGCGAGCGATGGATGGGTCCAGCACTGTGCGCTTCGGAGCCAACTTCTCCGTGACGGTTTCAATCACCTCGACATCCTCTTCGGTCAGCGGTTGCGCCGACTTCAAGGACTCGATGGCTGAGATAAGCCGGTCGCCGTCTACGCCCATTCGGGACGCGACTTTGCGAACGGAGGTCAAGCCCAGCGTCGCTGGGTAGGCGGGAGTCTGTCCTGCGGAGAGGACGCTCACCTCAAAGAGATTCACTTCGCGCAGTGTGCGCTCATCCTCGTTCCACTCATCGCCGTTCTTTGGGATGGTGAAGCCGAAGGACATTCCCATCGCCAACGCCTCGTGCGTCAGCTTGGAGATGACGCCAGCGGCGTCTGGGTCGGCTGGGTCAAGGCGAGCCTCAACCTTCAAGCCGCGCTCGTCTTCGGTCAGCGTGAGTCGGCCGCTCGCGGTCGTGGCGAGTGCGCGTGTCTCGTCGTGTCCGAACAGGAAGGAGACAATCTTCTTGCCGTCAGCGACGCGCGAGAGCGTGCGACGGAAGGCGCCTGGAGCGATCACCTCGGTGAACGGAAGTCCAGCCGACGGTGCGCCAAAGAGCGCGGCGTAGCCGGTGAAGGTCTTCTGACCGTCTTCGTCTTCTCGAACGGTGAACTCGCCCATCGGAAGAGCGCGCGTCTCAAGTTCTTTCACGTCAAACCTCTCTTCTTCGGTCAGCGGCGCCAAGACGCCATCTGCCCATTCTAGGACGCGATCTGCGCCGTTCTCTGCTGTGGGATCAACGCCCCACAGGTACGCGGCCACCGCGCCTGGTCCTGGGAAGTCTGGGTCGTCTGAGTTGCTGTTGCGTGGTACGCCTTCCCAGTCTCCACGATGTCGCAGAATCCACGCGCGCATCCGCGTCACCTTGTCATCCTCGACTTGTCCAGCTCGCAGCTGCCGCGCCTCTTCAACGGTCTGGTCGGTCAAGCCGTCACCAGCGAAGCCGTTGCGCTCGTAGGTCAGACCCTTCTCGGCTGCTTCTTGGATGTATTGCGGCACGTCAATCAGGACGCGCACTTGGTCGTCGTCCTCGCCGCCATCGTCAGGCTGCCAAGCGTTGCAGTAGTAGGCGCCGCTTACATAGTCATCCCACTTCTCGCAGTACGCCTTGTCGCCTTGAATCTTTGCTTCGTTGTAGAAGACGCAGTTGCCGCAGGCGCGGCCTTCTGGCACGTCAGGCGAGAGTGCAGGTCGGTAGTTATCAGGCAGGACGCGCGCGGCTGAATACTCGCCGCCTGGCTCAATGCCTTCGCCGAGCGAGACGGCAACCATCTGCGCCAGCGCATCTTCTTTGCTGTCGTGGCAGCCGATGACCTCGCCGTCCTCCTTGACGGTCGCCCAGCCGTTGCAGTCTGGCGACTGGTCGGTGACGAAGTACGGCATTACTCGGTCGGCTCCGTGTCGCCAAGTGTGCCGATGTTCAGCGGCTTCCAGAAGTCTGCACCACCGTCCACCGGCGAACGATCTTCAAGTGCGCGCACTTCGTTCACGGACAGGAAGCCATTGTTGAGCGCAGTGGAGTAGGCGTTGTAGCGCTCCTGCGTGGTGGCGCGCAGCAAGCCGTCCAGCGTAAACTTCAAGAAGGTCTGCTCGGCTCCTGGAACGATGCGCTGGAACGATGCCTCAAGGCGCGCGATCATTGGTCCGAGTCCGAGTCGCAGCCACTCAATGCCGATCAACTCGACCGAGGCGTAGGAGGTGTTGCCGCCTGGATACTGAAGCAGATGCAGCGGCACACCGTAGATGCGAGCGATGGCTTCCACGCCGTAGTGCATCGTCTCCACGAGCTGCAAGTCGCTGATCTTTGCGCCGAGTTGCAGATAGTCTGCGCCGCCAGTTAGCACGGCCACGCGCCACGCCTTGTCCACGCCACCGTGTCGGCGACCGAAGCCAGTGCGAAGTGCCTCTGCCTGATCCTGCGTCAGTTCGCCTGGAACCTTGATCAAGCCGCCAACGCTTGCGTTGTTCTCGTAGAACTTCGCGCTGAAGATTTGCGTCGCGCTTGCAAGTCCGAGCGTCACCTTGTGATGCTCAATCGGTGACAGCCCGCGATGGTTCTCGCCAGTGGCGAAGAGCGGGATGTGAATGATCTCTGCGGTTGTTAGTGTGATCGCGCCTTCGGTTGTCTCGATGTGATAAAGCGGCTCGCCGAACTCGCCGCTCCTGATCTCCACCTTCTGTGGATCAAGGACGCGGGTCTCAATCACATTGTCGGATGAGTCGCGCAAGCAAAGGATGAAGGCGTTGCCGTCTAGCAGCAGCGAGGTCACGACGCGATGCTTGAACTCAAAGGATGTGAAGTTCGGATTGTTTGGAATCGGTGTGTCCATCCAGCGCGGACGCGGACGGTAAGGTCGGCGCGTTCCGTCAATGCGGATGTAGGTGTCCCACGGAAGTCCAGCGATTGTGTCGGCGTAGAGCTTGACTGCGGCGTAGACCGCGCCAATGCTCGTGGCATTCTCTTGATTGACTAGCACACCGGCTGCGCCGCTCTGTGCCTCCTGCACAACCCACTGGCCGCCGATGAATCGTTCCTCTTGTGGCTGCTGGCGTCCGAGGACGCGATCAAGGATTCCCATTCGTCTCCCTACAACTCAATGTATTTGACTTCAGCGCGTCGCTCAGGCTCCACTAGCAGAGACTTTACACCCTGGAACGCGACCACAGAGGCGATTGCTGCGTCAATCTTATCTGGGCTTGATTTGTATGCCTTGCCCAAGACCGTACCGTACCGCGTCTGCTTAGTATGCACGTTCCCAATGTGCCGAGCGATTAGTGGGTCACCATCGTGGCGAAGCCCTTCGCCAGTTGCGACGGCCGTGAAGAATCGGTCACAGGCTGGACCCATTCGCTCAAGCGATGAGGTCGGGAAGATGGCGACTCGCGCTCCGAATCGCTGCACCCACTGCTCGATCTCCGTCTGCCAGCCAGGTGGGTCGCAGAACAGGGTCGCGTCGTAGGTCTTCATCACCTGATCCACCACCGCATCCACCTCGCCGCGTGGCACGGTCCAGTCAGGGTCACGCGTGTTTCGCTCCCACGTCTTGATGTGGAAGATGTAGCCGTCAAGCGTGCAGCCGACCAAACTTGATGCGTCACGAGCGTAGGAGCCATCAAACCCCACTGCGATGCGAGCGCCTGGCTTTGGCGCAAGGTCAAGGTCCTTGAGTCGCATCCACTGATCAAGTCCGATCCATCGGTCTGGCGGCTGGACAAACAGGTTGAGGTGGTAGCGCATCATCTCGTGCCGAGGGATTTCGGTGGCGCGTGCGATGAGCCGCTCAATGTTCACGAAGGCTGGCGCGCTTGGGTTGGACTCTTCTAGCGCGGCTCGCCATCCTGCCTCAGTCTCTAGATCGTGACCGTCGCTCGCAGCCCACCACTCAGCCAAGAACGATGGGTCGTTCACTTCGCCGAGGCTGATCTTCTTGGCGTAGACGAGCAGGCGTCCGAGCAGCGTGTTCTCGTCAGAGCCTGCGGTTGAGATGTTCAACTCAAGAGCCTCTGCGCGCTTGGCGAGTGAGTTGGATAGGACAAGGTGGACGCGCTCCTTGTTGCCTGTCCACTCGTGCAGCTCGTCGGCGATGAAGCACGTCGGACGGCCGCCGTCGTTGGTGCCTGCCGCAGCAGCCACACGGTACATACGCCCTGGTCCATCCTTGCGAAGAATCTCGGTGTCGTAGACCTCAAAGTGCTTGGCGAGAGGACCCTGCGTCAGCATTATGCGAGCGGTTCCGAACAGCAGGTCTGCCTGCTCGAATGAAGCAGCAGCCACTGGGATGTTGGCTGCGAGTGGTGCCTTCGGTCCTGCTAACTCAGCAAGAGCGATGGCTGCAAGGAGTTCGGTCTTGCCGTTGCCCTTTGGGGTGCCGAGCAGTGCGCGGCGTACGAGCCTCTTGCCTGTAGCTACGTCGTATTCGTAGAGCCTCCAAATAAAGGCACGCTGCCACGGCTCTAGCCTGAATGGGTCTCCGAACTTATCGCCTTCACCGTGAACGAGGTTGGTCTCAATCCACCGGCAGATTAAGCCACCCCAACTAGGCGGTGGCGGTGTCGGGATCGGACTGCTGTAGAGCGGCCTCTTCTGGCTCGGTCTCGGTGATGCGGCGAGGGTCTTCTTCCTCGCCTTGCTCGATGCTGGCTGCGTAAGCGATTCTGGCATTCAGTTCCTCAAGACTCCTCGCGGCTTCGCTGAACTGGATACCCAGTTGCAGACCTGACCGTGGGTTCAAGCCTAGCCGATCCTCTAGCTGCCTGATCTCAGCATCGGCTGCTGTCCTCTGTCGGTACATTGGATTCACGACTGGCTGCCCTTGCGATCCAGCCACCATCGGCTCCGCGCGAATAAACGAGTCCATCCGCTCGCGCTCGTCGTACAGACCGAACAGCCGCTCCACTGCTGGACGCTGGGCTGGCGCGACCAACGAAGCGAACGGCGATGACCAAAAGGTCAGCCAAGATTCCTTCCAGCGGTCGCTTAGATGCGCGGGTGCAAGAGGCAAAGCATCTTCTGCGATAGGGATTTGTGCGAGGACGCCGACGTCTTTCGTTCCTCGTCCCTGCCTTCGCTCAGCAGATTTCTTTACTCTCACAAAAAAACCTCACAGTCCTACAGGACTTTAGCGCAC